GTCCATAACGCGAGACTCCCCAAGGGCTTCCAGCGTCAAGTTCACAGCGTCTAATTCTCTCATATTTGTTCCTCTATTAAAGACCCCCTTGGACCTTTAAGACAGGGACAAAAAAAAAGCCCCTGGCACCCGAAGGCACCAGGGGCGCGTATTACTCTTCCGTAGTGTCGGCAGCTACCTCAGCCGCCTTACGGGTTTTCTTAGTAGCCTTGCGGCCAGACTCGACCGAGGCCACCTGGATGTTCTTCGCTACATCGGTGGCGGCCTTAACCGCCTCCCGCTGAGCTGCATTGGCCTGGAGAGTCTCCAGACCGAACGTAGCGATTACTGCCATTGAACCTCCAATTAGGCCGTCTTGGTGGTGAAGGTGAACTTAGTCACTGCAGCGGTGTCCGGACGACGCAGACCGATGTTGTACATCGCGTAGCAGTCCAGCACGTTGCTGAACTCGCGCTCATCATCCCAGATACGGGAGGTGAACGGCTTGGCCTCAACAGTCACCAGGGTCTTGGACTTGCTGAAAGTCACCATACGGCACAGCGCGTCGTCAGAGGTGACAGTGTAAGCAGAGCCAAGCGGGTGCGTACCAGCCGAGGTCGGGAACTCGGTGCACTCAACTACAGGTACGCCGTTCATCTTCACTACACGACGGTCTTTGTAACCATCATTGTTGGACGCGCCGAAGTCCAGGTTCAGGAGCTTCGGATGCTCCAGCAGACGCGAATAGGTATCTACATCCACCAGGGTAATCATGTCCGCCAGCGGGGTCTTACGCTTGATGAGTTCATCAATACCAGCCTTGTGGGCCAGGTTGATGTTCATGGCGTTAGCCTCCATCTCAGCCTGAGTCAGCTGCGTGGCGGTGGTGGTGCCCGGAACCAGGATAGCTGCGCCTACCTCGATACCATCATTGAACGCCGGTTTCAGGTGCGCCGGAGCAACCCAGGAACGGCCCTTGATGAGCTGAATCAGGTGCGCCTGGTCGAAGGTCTCCGCGAACTCGGAGCCGTTGTTCTGGCCCATCTCGGTCAGGAAGTCCGGACCGGTCCAGTCATCCTGGTAGTCAATCGGGTTACGGATATACAGCACCGTATCCACCACGATAATCATCTTATCGTTACGGACCGGGGTGCTATCCAGCGCCTCACCAGAGCGACGACCCTTCACCGAGGAGGTGTTCAGGCGGTCAATACGGTAGGTGTTGGAACCGCTGATAGAGCGCTGGCTGGAGAGGCCCAGGAACAGAGCCTGGTACTGGAAGCGGGTATCCACTTCGTTCTGGTACACTTCCAGGTGAATGTCTACGTCAGACGCCGCGCCGCCCCAGTGCGGACGAGTCAGGTTGCCATTATAAATAGTGTTGGCCATGCTTTAGTTTCCTTTATAAATAAAATTAAAGACCTACGCGCTTACCAGCTTCACGGCGTGCGAGCAAATCGTTATAACGTTGACTGAACTGTGGAGACGCCAAGCTACGGTTGCCCGCTTCCTGACGGAGTTTGGTATATTCTGCGCGGAATTCCGCAGCAGATAGTGCATTGTTGCTGGCTACACCGCGTACCATTGGGTTCTGTGTCTTGATAAGACCCATATCCCGGCAGAAGCTTGCCACCAACTCAGCGGCCTGTTTGAGCTCACCCGAGTTAGCGAGTACACGAGCTGCGTTACGCAGAGGTTCGGGGGCCTTGGAATTAAACAGCTGCGCTGCTACCTCCCAGTTCTCCTTACCGCCCACAATATCGTAAGCTTCCTGTACTGCCTTCGTGGCTTGGCCAACCTGGTCTTCCAGATACGCCTTAGCCAACAGCTCTGCATAAGCAGCGTGCTCGCCGAAACGCTCCTTAATGAAGGCCGTATCGATTAGGTTAGGGTCCTGGTACTCCAGGGCCTTACCAAGTGCCCGCACCATATCAGAGTCAGTTAACCCAGAGACTTTCTGCAACATAGCTACACCGGCGTCAATCGTCGGGTTGCCTGTCTTAGCCAGCTCCTGGGGCTGCTCTCTAGTGCTATCGCCACCCTTATCCAGGGCCGCTTTTAGGGCTTCGATATCCAGAGGAATCTTAGCAGGGTCAGGGGAATCTTTGCCCTGTTGCTGCTGGGTAGGGGTCTGTGCATCCTGCACGCCTTGATTGTTCGGGGCGCTAAGGGGAGCACCTAGGCCCGGAATCTTAGGGCCACCTTGGTTCTCTACCTGTGTAGTTTCTACGTTTTGACCGTTTTCTACGTTATCCATCTATGCCTCTGTTGTTAACTTGGTAATAAGCCCAGCTGCTTACCTGCTACTGTCGGGTCTGCTGCTGTCAAGCCCTGGAGTTGGTCCTGCGCGGCACCTGCGGATACATCGGCAGACGCATCCTGAACCTGTTGCTTCTGCTGCAGTTGCTCTTCGGTGTACATGAACGGCTCGCTAACGATACCGTAGGCGTCGAAGTACCAGTCTACGCACGCATCTTTGTTGAAGCGCGGAGTAATCTGCTCAAGCACCGGGATAGCCAGCTGCATGGATTGCGCCGCCTCTAACAGCTTGTCCGCTGCCGCGGCTTTAGCTAGTGCAGAGGTGCCCACCGTAACGTTGATGCTCACTACGCCTTCGCTGAGATAAAGCTTAAAGCGAGGATACACCAGTGCAGTATACAGGTACGCCAGCTTACGCAGCCATGTGTCGCTCAGGATACTGAACCCGCCACCCATAGCAGCTTCCGCCTCTTTGGCATTCTGGCGAATCTCATAAGCTGTGACACGCTCACCCTGCCGGGAGTTACCGGTATACATAAACGCACGCGACAGTTTCTGTTCTAGCATCTGGATGTTGCTGGCAATCCACTGAATCTTCTGGGCAGAGCCGCCCTCGTAAGCAGTGACGGGGGATTTGCTGTTCCCGTTGGAACCGCCACCACCAACCTGCACAGCCTCACCCGTCTCCGACGTTGAGAACTCATCCACGTCTAACCCAGAGCTTGCGTCAATAAGCGGGATTAACCTCGCAGACTCAACCTCGTAGTTAGTCAACGCTTCCGACAGTACCGATAATCTGGCGAAGTCCCCGGCGTAGTCCTCTACCAAGCCTCGCCCATAGTGTTCTCCGCTAACAAGGTTCCACACCAGCACGTTGTAGGGAAGCTCCAACTCCGGATAGGTGCTGCTGTCTCCGATACGGTGCCCGTCTGCTTCTTGGTACACCTCGTAGCTTACTATCTCTGCACCGTCCTCTGTCCGCTTAACCTTGCGACAAGCGGCAGTGTAGATATCAACGTCGCCGTATGGGTCTTTGTCACGGTAGAAGGTGTTCTGGAAACTCTCTGGCAGGTCCTGGACGCTTGCGCGCTCTCTGATAATGAGTCGCAGGACGTTACCGCTGCCATCCCTTCGAACGGTAAAGTTACGGACTGAGTAGACGATGGATTTACCTGTCCGCTCATCAATATACTCCAACGCGTTACCTGTAACCAGCAGCAGCTTCACAGCTTGCAACTTCGCAGCATAACCGTCTTTCTCAAATACTTTCTGTGACGCTGTATTCTCAACCTCAGCCAACTTAGACTCTGCCGTAGCTGCGCTGCCCAGCGAACTAATGAACTCGTCCAGGTCCGAACTCTTGGAGAACCGGAAGAAACTAGTGCCTTGCGGGAACAGCGCACCTACAATCTTAGTGGCTGCAGTGTTGACTAGCTGCGCGCCAGTGCTCTGGTAGTCACGCTCCAGTGGTCTGCGTCTACCGTCCAGGGAATCGTCCCGGGTAAAGATAGTGCTGAGCGTCCACTGCGCGAACTTCTCAGAGGCATCCAAGACACCCGCGTCCTGGTCCTTCTTAAAGAGTTCTGCTAATGTTGCTTTTTGTTCCAAGCTACCCCCTTACAGGCCCAGAGGATTGCTCTGCCCTGCTTGTCGCCGTTTCTTCTGCTCAGACGTAATTGCATCTGCAGATGCAGAGGCAGCCCCCGCAGGGTCAATCTCAGCAATATTATCTGCGGCGCTATTAGCCTCTAAGGCAGCCTGTTGTTTAGCTGCGCTGGCCTGTTGCTCTGCCAAGCGCTGCTGCGCCTCTAATCCTGCGTTGTCAGTAAGGCCTAGCATATCCGTGGCCTTGCCTAACAGTTTACCTAAACCACCACTCATTCTGACCTCACTAAATGATAAGTTGTTTTGTACGTGTTACTAGACGTGCTCCGGCTAATGGCGATACGCCCAGCGCGCATGCACTTGGCTATTGCGTGCAGGCCCTGCATAATCACAGACACTGCTGCGCCGTTGTCCGGTTTTAATACGAAGAAGTCTGTATACAGCACAGGCTCTACGTAATGACAGTCCTCTACAGCTTCTGGGTAGTAGCTGACAGCACCGACTAAGTCGCCTTGGGAGTCATAGACTCCTAGTATATACTGTTTACCCAGTATACTTCCCAGCACCCTCCAGTAGTGCTGCTCTGGAGCCAGGCCCCGACTAATGCCGTGGCCCAGTTCATGCAGTTGCTTCACTGCGTCTGTAATGTCGTCAGACTTATACAGAACCTTGAGAGTGTAATCGGAAGTTTTACTAGTGTGTTTTAACTTCATTCCTACTCCGGTAACTTCATTTATCAGCAGAAGAAGAAAGGTGATTCCAGCACTTGCCGGATGTCCAGAGTGCCTACCTCCGGCATATCCAAATCCGTCAAGTCCGCCCCAGCTGCTGCTGCCGCGCGAGTAATATCCCCCAGCAGGTCATGCTCTTCGTAGAGGCGCACAAACTGTTCGCGGATGTGTCGGTGCATAGCATCAACGTCGGCTGCATGTGTAGCTAGGGAGTCGTGAATCGGCACAATGTCCAGACCCTCGGCGGCACATAGAACCATCATCAAGTGCGTACTATCCAGGCTGTGCACAAAGTTCGGGGCAATCCCCGAGGCTGCCTTGCGCTTGTTGCAGGTCTTGAAATCCCGATTATGCACGCGCATGATTGTGAGGTTCATACAGTCAATGCGTACCCGCACCTCTTCACGCTGCGTGTAGCGGTTCATTACGAGCCCGCCCAGCGGCGTATACCACTGCAGGTGCTGGCTTGCCGGTACACGTCTAGCGAGGTTCTGCAAGTACCCCATAACTGCTGCAGCAGCAGGGTTTGCCTCCTCGATAGCGGCGCGCATACGCGGAGCCAGGTAGCACGACAGATTCCATAGACTGTTAGTGTCGGTACCCTCATACCCCTCAGCGCAAGCACCTTCGAAGATGTAGTCACTGCAGCTGCGCACCGTGGCGCTGTAGAAGTAGGTCATACTAGGGCGCTTGGTCATGCTGCGGGTGATTTCGTTCTCTCTCCAGTATGTGCTCTGTATAACGAAATCCTCCTTGTCCAGGTCCAGTATCACCTTCTCGTCCGTACGGCGCTTCACGTCCATGTACAGGTCCGCTTTCTTGTCGTTACCCTCCCAGTACAGGTTCGTCAGACGACCGCCCACAGGGTCTCTCAGGAGCGCTGAGAGGTGCTGCCCACCTGAGTTCGTAGCGTCCATAGCCACTGGGATTCGGCTAATATACTCTTCTGGGCATCCAGAACGAACAGCATTAACCAAGTCGATAGCGGCTGCCAGGAAGCACCAGGGGCTGTCTGCCTTGGCAAAAGCAGGGCAATCAAACGGAGATATTGTGAGTTGCTCAATCTCTGCAAAGTTCGCATCAACCCAAGCTGCGCGGTCTTCGAATAAGGTCTTGTCATAACCAAAGCATGTGGCGACGTGCACTTTGAGCCAGAAAAGTCCGCGCTCCCCCAAAGGTTTACCACGTCCAAATTCAAGAAGGGCTTTCTGCAAATCAGAACCTTGTGGGTGCAGCGAGGACTTGAAGTACAGGCGGTAGCGCCAGTCCACACAAGTCGGGAAGTACAGGGCTTTCTCATCTTTGAATTCCTCTGCCATTTCCAACGTAGTCAGAAGGCTGCGCAGTTGCGATACACGCTTACGGTCGGCGCTGTACCATAGAGACATACGCGTCTTCCACTCACCGAAGCGGTCAAGCTCTTCCTCGGTGTAATTCTCTTTCGGAACCCCGTCCAGATACCACTCCGGTTTCGGCTCCGGTACTGAGCGCGGCATACCTATCCCAACACCCAGGGCCCGTGCTTCTTGCACCAGTTCCAGTATGCGCTTATTAATGCGGTAAGGGGTTTCCTGCGCCTTATTAAGCGCCTTTTTGATGCCGTCCGCGGATTTGAATGCTTCCGCTACTTCGCGGAGACGTGCGCGGTCGATGTGCGAGTTATGGTAGGTGCCGCGATTGTCGATAGGTGTGAGGTACCCACCATCCCACAGAGTAGTGTGCTGCACCGGCGGTACCAGCATAGGTGGCTTCATGGTTACGGTATCAGCGGACTCTACCAGTTTCTGGAAGGCCTCCATAACGTCGTCAGCCGGGTAGAGCATGCTAAGATTCCCGCTACAGTTCTTCCACTGGAACAGTCCCGTCTCAAACACTGCGGCACACAGCAGACGCCCTACGGAGATGTTCTGGGCATTGGTCCAAGGCTCGTGCCCATAGTGTACGTTCTCAGCACTGGCACGGAGAGTACGCAGTATGTGCGAAGGGGACTTCGTACGGCGCTCTGTGAGGTACTCATATACTCGGTCCATGTACGCTGGGGCCACATTACGTAACTGCAGTGCCAGTAGCTCCGACTGCACGTTCCGGCCCAGCGCGGACATTACCGCCTGCGCAGTCTGGCGGCGACTAGCGGACTCGCCGGGGGCGACGCTGAACGCCTCAAACATTGTGCACAGGCTCAGGGTGGTCAGGACATCCAAAGGGACTAAGCGCAGGAACCGGCGGTACTTCCCACCAATGCCTGGGGCTTTGACATTTCGCATCTCATCGATAGCAGCAGCAGCCACCTCGTATGCTGAGGTGAGCATACGCTGCGTCATCGGCAGGTTCATAATCCCACCGTTCTGCAACGCGTCCGTAATCAGCTTACGTGCCCGCTCGATTCCGCGAATCTTATAGGCCTCTTCAAGCTCCAGCTGGCGTTTCACCAGTGCTTCCTCTGGTACTACAACCGTATTCAGGGCGCTAATCATAGGCGCTTAGTCTCCTTGGTTATGTCCGGTACTTCTAACTACTGATTGCGACTTACCCAGAGATTGTACATCTCCAGGTAGTTTTTAGCGGAGCGTTCGTCGCCCCGTTCTACTGCTTTCTGCCACATCATGTGGCACCACTCACTTGGCGTCAATGCACTTACCTCTGTGTTGCTCGTATAGTTCTGAGTACTTGTCGGACTTGGCAATGTCCTGCTCCAGCTTATCCTTGTTCCCGGCGCGCAGTCTGTATTTTAATCTGTTTCCCAAGCAGTAGCCGTAGAACTGCTCCCGGGTCATGCTGCGAGCGATAACCTCAATAGCCTCCAGGTCCGGGAAGAACTGGTAGTGCTTCGGGGAGTTCACTGCATCCTCTTTACGGCCGGAATAGTTCGGGCAAGATGTAACGTGGTCGTTATTACGTGTACCGCACGCCGTGCAGATATGCTCACCACGCAAGGCGGTAGGTGCGCTAGTAATCGGCGGATAGGGTATCAGATTACGCTCATTAACCAGGCGGCTCGTACCTCTGTGGGCTACTTCTACAAGGTCATGCACATACCCTGTAACCTGCACAGTACAACCCACTAGTTCCGGCTGCTTTGAACCCATGTAGTGTGCTTTATCCCCTGCTTTAAATTTACGCGTTACAATCATTTAATAGTCTCCCGTGCTTTACGTCGTGCCCTGGCCTTGCGGGCCTTGAGGCGTTGTGCTTGCGCCTGCTCTTCTGGAGTGCGCACTGTGTAGTATAGCATATCATATGGCTCTTTGCGCAGATACTTCACTAGGCGCTCTAGCCAGTTTGCTATCTCTTCCGTATTGTCCATCCCCAATCCAGCCCAACGGCCCACTGCGTTTACCACACGCCCTTCTGACCCGTTGCACCCGCGGTGTAGTGCCCCGCGTATGTGCCCAGTAACATGTGAGTGGTCACATACTACTGAGTTACCTGTGGAGCCTCTTAGGGTGAAGTCTAGTGGCTTGTTGCAGAGAGGACAAACCCCTCCCTGGTCCTTTGCTAGTTTCATAGCCACTGCCCTAACCTGGCCCCTGGTTATGCGCCTAGTACTCATACAGGTACCACCTCCTTGACGGATGGGCCCGACCGGTGCCCCTTAGTCAGTATCCTGTGCAATTGACTGGTGCCAACACCGTACCGGCGGGCCAGGGCAGGCAGCCCGAACTCTCTCGAATTGCGCACATAGATTCTTCGAATCTCGGCAACCTCTGCGTCTGTAAGTTTACAACATGCGGAGCACTCTCCAGTTGCCCTTGGGGCTTTGCCTCGCCCACATTTGTATTTATATTCCGCATTGCTCTTATGCGTCCCTGCGGCTAGGTGCTCTACGTTGATGCAGCGGGGGTTGTTGCAGAGATGCTCTACAACCTCAGGCAAGAATCCATGAGCTTTAAGGAATACTGCCCGGTGCTTAGTGGTTGTGAAGCGCCGCCCATCCACCGTAATCCACGCGGTTGCGTAACCTAAACCAAAACCCTTGCAGCCGTGGTCTATGCACGGTGTAGTTAATTCCATACCTCAATCTCCCCTACTAAATCCAGCATAGCATTGTCGTGAATGATAGAATCCAAATGCTCAACCGTTCTTCGATGTGTTTTGGGTGCTCGTTCACGCAGCGCATCCAGAATAGTTTCAAGTTCATCGTGTTTCCCCTCGTAGTATAACTCAATCGCCCGCAGGCTCATTTCCTTCGCAGACATCTTCGCCATTGTCTGGGTGCTCCTGTATCCACTGTATATGCTGTTTATGGTACTCGTGCAGCGAATGCACCCAGTCACGTAGACTGGGAGTAGTCAACAGTGACATCAGATACTGATAGGCAGAATCTGATTGGGAGCGTCTCAGCCACAGGCATTCCGCCTCTGCGAGTACGTCTTGGTTGTTTCGAGCATAGGCCGCTACAACGAATTCTGCGGCGTCCTGCTCTGAGGTAATAGGGTAGATAGCATCAAAGGCCGTTCGCTTCCCACAGAGCTTCCCATCAAGCAATGTGATGCCTTTGACGTTATCTGCGTCATCCCCTGCTAGCATTTGCCACCAGAAGAACTTAGTGCCGTGCGCTCGTACCGGCATAGCCTGGGTATCGTCCCACTTAATCCAGCCGAAGGGGTTATCCAAGGCAGGCCACACGGTTCCGGTTGGGATATCGAATCTAGCCATAGGGCTTAGCCAGGAATCCTTGTCCTGCGACATCAGGATTCCCCGGTCCCCGAAGCTGTACGAATCCATTATGAACAGGTCATCTGCCTCGAAGTAATCGCTGCTGACCACCTGGATGCCCTGCTCAGAATACTGGTCTGGATTTTCAATTAGGTGCCGCTTCAATGGTGCCTTGAGTGGCAGCTCCTGTCTATTAGCACGCTGCCCCTGGTAGGGCTTAGCCGTAGGCAGGTGCCAGCGCAAACACTTAGCACAGCCAGCGGGCGTCAGGTACGCCACTGCTTCTGAGCAACCGACCAGGAACATGTCCTCAAGCACCAGCTGATAGAAGCGGCGGATTGCAGTGTCCAAACGTTTTACTGTAGCGGCGGCTTTGTAAACTGCAAAATCCGCATCGTACAGCAGAATCTTCCCAGAGTTCTGCGGAGCCAACTGCTCCCCGAGCTGGGACAAGTCAACCCCATTGATAATCATTAGCGCCCCGTAATATCGCGGGCCTTCTTGTCGGCCCAGTTAACCCAACGCTCTGCCCACTTTGCCTTGCTGAGCTTGTCGCCAAGGTAGCACAGTCCCGCCAAAGGAATCAGCGGGAGAATCAAAGCTACGTAAATCGCGCGAGATACATACAGCATTATTAAATCCCCATTATGGCTACTGATTTGGCTGCTAACTTAACCTGCTTGCGGGTAGGTTTAGCGGCCCAGCGTACCACATACATGGTGCCAGGGTCGTCCTCCCGAACAAAGGTTACGTACCAGCGGTTGCAGGCATGCTCAGCATAAGGTGCCATAAAGCTGTGTCTAGGTGCAGACACCTTTACACGTACGCTCATGCTTAAATCTCCAAATTGGCGGTAAAAGCACGGATTGCACGGGTTAGCACAGATACACCCTTTGCACCGCCTACCACACTAAGCGCCATTGCCATTAACGTCAAGCCAACTGCGAGTAGCGCCAGCGCAGGAACTAAGATTATGTAGGATAGAAGTTTACGCATCATTTACCCTCCAGTTCAGAAAGCACCAGCACGGTGCCGAGCATGTCCCCGATTACTTCCGGAGTACGCAGACTCTGGTCTGCATCGTAAATACAGGAACCAATCTCAGCCAACCCGATGCTGAGGGTACCTACAACGCGTATAAGCACGAGGTCATCCCCTCGCAGCTTATCGGCATGTGCCGCCAGGTCATTGTGTTCCCGGAAGGCGGTAGCGGCCAGCTCAAGGTCCATGCCATACAGTGCCGCCAGCTTGCCCAGAGCGTCGTACACATCACTTAGGTCCCCGCGGTCGAAACCGGAGGCGGCATCGTGGGTCACTGAGCTTACCGCCAGAACCAGTTTCTTGTATGCGTCTAACACTTTATCCATTAGTCAAATCCTTTCAGTTTGTGTTTTTGAATGAAGGCGTGTGCTTTGGTCTCAGTGGCTGTAGCCTCTGCGCCCAGGGCGTATGCGCGGCGTCGGGACTTGGCGCACTGGCGGGTCAGGTGATAACGGTGTGCACTAATCTCATTACCAAGAAGGCTTGCCCTGTGTGCGTGAGAATTAGCTGCCCAGTGCCAGTCATTTGCTCGCTTCTGCAAACGCTGTGCACGCAGAAGCAGAAACACGGCGTACTGTTCTTTGACCCATGTGATTATGCGCATTTATGCCCCCAGGAAGTTCGCCACTTCATCGCGCTTAGCGCGCAGTTTATCAGCCTGCTCGGCATGCTTCGCCGCTTCATCTTTGCTGTGCTTGGAGGCTTCTACGCGCGCCTCTGATTGAGCGGCCAGACGCACTGCGTCGTCTGCGAACTTAACTGCCAGCTGCTCGTTAAACTGCGCTTTGGCGTCGGCTCGTTTAGCTTCTGCCGTGTAGGCTGCACTCAGGAGTTTGATGAGAATGTTGATGACGTTCATAGGCTTCCTCTAAGGCCCCAGGCGGGGCCGTATTAGTTTAGGTTAGGGTTGATTAGGCTTGAGGTGCAGCAGGCGCTGCTGGCGCTACAGGAGCCGCAGGGGCCGCTGGAGCAGCTGGTGCTACCGGGGCTGCCGGTGCTGCCGGTGCAGCTGGGGTTGCAGGAGCAGCCGGTGCTTGCATAGCTGCCGGACTAGGAACCGAGCCAGCGTTCAGCATAATATCCAGAGCACTGCCAGGGAAGTCTACAGCCTTGTACATATCCTCCTGAATCCAGTTCTTGCTCTTACCGTCGTCGAAGGTACCTTCGATGTGCAGGCTATCCCAGGTCTCTTTGGTTGGGTTGTTCCACAGGAACAGCTTAATCTCGGAGGCGTCAAGGGCAGGCATCTTGATAGGCTCGCCGGTGTTCGGGTCGAACTTCGGAATCGGGCGGATACCGGACAGATCCACGATGTTAGACTTCTTGCCCGCGGCACTGGTGTGCTCATCAATCGGGAAGGTGAAGGCCTGACCCAGACGCTGTGCTGCATGCTTAATGCTGTTATCGTAGTTGAGCTTGTCGAAGAACTTCTTGAAGCCTGCTCGCTCAAAGTTACTGATAGCCATCGGGTACGGGCGGATACGCTTCACTTCGCCGTTAGGGCCGAACACTACAATGCCGATGCGTACGTTAGCCACTGCAGGCTTACCGGTAGGCTTACCACCCTTGGTCGGCAGGCGCTTACCGATTTCCACGTACTCGGTGAAGTAACCGTAGTACTCACCCTTCGGAAGCAGCACGTCCTCATACGCGCCGCCCTGTGATGTCTCGGTCATATCAACATCTTGCGTTTCAATCGCAGCAGCTACCAGGGAGTTCAGAGTGTCCAGTGCGTTCATAGTCATATAATTACGTCCTCGTTTAGTTTAAATGATATTTACGTGCAGATGCAGGCCCGGCCTAGCGGTTCTTAAATGCGGACTTAATGCCGACAGCCGCAGCTGCCGCCACCCCGCCCGCTGCCAGTATTGCCAACAGCAAGGCGATACCGCCGTAGAACGGAAGCAGTACCCACCACCAGGACCAGGCGATAACGCCGGTGAGTTTCAGGGTTACAAAGATAAGGCCCAGTACAGAACAGATTCCCATTTTCATCATCACCTCTATATTATTTAGAACGACCAACCCAACGACCATCGTCGTCGAGCAGCATCGGAATTAACTGCGGGCAACCCTCGGTGATTACCATCACACCCAGGATTGGTTTCTTGCGGGTGAGCCTGCCGTAAGCAAAGGCCATGCTCTTGCGGTCAATCAAGCACCCTGCATACGCACCAAAGTACAGCGCCGTTGAAGAAGCAGCATACTGAACCTCGAAGCGTCCATGCTCATGTCCCAGCACCAGAGAGGTGCGCTCATGGGATGCATTGAGCATGAAATCACCGCTGACTTGATGCTGGAAACGGACAGGCCCCAGCGGTGTATTGAGCACCCAAGCGTCGGCCCACGACCACGCCGGAGCACCATGCTCAGGGAATAAGATGTCCCGGTACTTCTTGATAAATTGCACTGGCAAACCGTGAGCTTTAGCGCGGCGATATACGAGTGAGCCGTGATTGGAATCGCAAACCAGTAGGTTCGGGAATAGTTCATGCAGCTCCTCCAGTACTAGCTTGGCTTTCTCCAGCTCCACCCCGGCGCTATCCAGGTTAGGGTCAGAGTCGTGGAAGCTGATAGCGTGCCCATCGGTTTCGTCACCGACCTGTACCACCATGTCCGGGCAGTACGCATCACGTACGCTCTCAAGGAACGGCATGGCGTCTACGTGAGTATAGGGGGCGTGCAAGTCTCCTACCACCAGGATGCGGTGGCACATATCCGGCACCTTTGTATTCCCGATATCGTCCGTTGGGCTTGGTTGGATTAGCTTACGCGCCTCCTGCAGCCCGCGGTTGGCACTGGTCTTACTCCCCTTGTTATCCATGAAGATGCTGCGCCAGTAGCGTACAAGCTGGCGGGACACGGTTATATCGGTATCTACGTTCCCTCGATTATCCAGCTCCTGGTTGTAGTATTGAGCGGCCAGGGCGTTATCCAAGTACTGGCCCAGGATTGCCTGGTGCTGCTCTTTGGTGAATAGTTTGATTAGACTTACGCGCGCCATTAGTGTTGTTTCTCCCGCACCGTTACTTTTACCGGAGAGTACGTAGTGGCACCCCCATCCTGTTTCCTCTGGCGCTCCAGCTCACCCTTGAACCACTCCCTGGTGGCGTATTTTATAAACGCCTGCAGCGCTGCGTCATCATCTAGTGAGTCCAGGTAATTTTGAAAGTGCTCTGGTAGTTTGCGCGATTTAATCCAGCCGCGCATACCCCCTAGCTCTTCCTTTGAGATTACCAACTTAGTGCTAAAGGCTACATCAATAAGGAATGTTTTACTCATCGTAACTCTCTTGTGTTGTTCCTACTCGTATCACATTAATTCTCGGTGAATCACAGAATCAAGCCAGAGTCAACAAATAATTTTATTTAATTATTTAGTTGACCACAGCGTATTTATGTGTTACCCTAACCCCCTACACCGCCCAAGGGTCCACCTACCACTACTCCACGATAAGTTTGTACTCACCTGGGAAGAAGGTAATACCATCCCCAGGTTCTTCCGAACCATTCGTAGGGTCTATCAGCTCTACCTCCCAAGTTTCTTCGCAATAAGAGATAACCCGGTGCTGTGAACCAGGCACGAAGTAACTGCTCAATTCTGGACCGATAGGTTCTGGTCCCAGTTCTAATAACTCTACAATGCTGCCTGGTTTAATATTCATTCTACCTTCTCCTTACTGTACATGCTCGTACCCATTTCAGCTTCCGCCGGGAAGGGCACCTCGCCAATGATACCGTAGTTAGGCCAGAGCTGGTGGATACGCTTAGGTGCATCCTCCATGCACTGCTTAACCAGCAGGCTCGCCTCACGTCCAACCTCCGGGTTGGCGCTGTCCAGGTACAGCGCATCGTGCACGTTCGTAATCAGGCACACCTGATTATCGAACCAGTCACGGGCCAGGAGTGCACGTAGAACCATACCGGCTGCTACAGCCATCAGGAAGAATGCTTCCCCTTGGCACCAGTAGTTAGCCATCTCGGTTTCCTTGTAGTCCATGACCTTCTGCTTACGCTGCCCGGGCACAACCTCTTTCCACTGCTCCTTCTGACGGAAGCTGTAGCGGGCACCAGCAGGGCTGGTCCACGTCCCGATGCGGTAGATTCTGTAGCTGCCGTCGTCAGCCTGCTCCCGGTACATGCGCCCCTCCGCACCGGTACGCTCTACCTCTTCCTTGATAACAGCACGGAATCCGATGGTGTCTGGAAACAGCTTCGCCTCGTTATCCAGGAACGACTGCGCATACTCCACTGTACAGCCTGTAGCAAACGCGATCCCTTTAGCCGTAGCCCCGTACTGTGCAGCAAAGCTGGGCGGCTTAATATCAGTACGCTGCTGCTTCCAGTACTTGTAGTCCGGCCCGTCTGGGTTATGGCAGAGGTCATACATCTCCTCGTACGTCTTACCTTCCTTGAACGCTAGGCGATAGCAGTGCATGTCCGTGCCCGCCTGTAGTAACCCCAATAATTTGCGGTCTCCAGTGTGAACACAAGACATAACCACTTCCAGGGCAGAGTAGTCAACCTCAGTGATACGACCAGCTTCTCCGAAACGAGAGGTGAACATCTGCTTAACCCGGCTTGTGCCATCGCGCGGTAGATTCTGGAGGTTCGGGTTAGAGCCCGACAGTCGCCCGGTGACAGTGGCACAGGTGTTAAGACGGTGGTGGATAATACCTGAACCATCAGGGTTCTGAGGTATGACGTATTGAAGCATGCCCGAGGTCTTTTTAACTGACCCATCTTCGTTGTACTCCGTTCTCAGGTAATAGGTCCCTGTGTCTTTCTCTAGAGCACCTAACTCGTTTACCAATCGGCAGAACTCGAACCCTTGGCGCGCCAGTGCCTCCATTGCGTCAGTGCTGGTGCTGTATACTGGCGTGCCGTCCTGCAGGGTGCGTGCCTGCCGGAACTCTCCTCGCTCTGCGTACTTCTCCCGGATAACTTCCGGAAGCTCCTGGATGTCCACTAGGCCCGGACAGAAGTAGAGGTCGTCCTCCCACTTGAGCTTCTCCTCCTCGGTATCAAGGCGGAATACTTTGGGCAGTCCCTTGTTCTTGCCGGACTTGTACGTGGTTGCACCTGGCGGTGCGGGCATGTCGTCCACGGCAACCCAAGTGTCCCCCACTTGCCAGTAGTCGGCCTTGACGTACTGCGGAGGGTCATAGGGCACCTTCTTGCGGTACTTGATAGGTCCGCCGTACACCAGCGCAGACATATGAAAATCCGAACCGAAGTTGAAATCTAATGTCTCCGGCAAGTCCTTCGGGATGTACTGTTGCAGCTCCTGCTTAATCTCGCGGATGCGCTGCTCCTGCTCCTCCTGGTTCTTGCGCGCAATTGGCATATTAACGAACAGGCCGAACCATTCGCAGTACGCCCAAGCCAGCAAGGCATCCATACGCTCCCACACGTACTGCATCTGATTGCGCTGGGCGAACGTAGCGCACTGGCCGTAGAAGCACAGGGCCGTGTTCGGGATGTCCCCGTTAACCAGGTAGTCATGCAGCAGCATCGGGTCAATCTGGGAGGTTAGCACACCCTGCTCCCAGAGAATCTTAACCCCGTCTACTTTGTGCGTACCGCCGTACTTAGGAGCCGTCTCGTCCAGCGACGGATACATGCTCTGAAAGTCCGAGGCGATATATTCCCCATGCATTGTGCAGAACACCCTGCCGCCGCGCTTGAGGAACGCCTCAAACTGCTGCCGCTGGTACGTGAGAAACCAAGAAATCTCATAGGCTGCGTTGTGCGCAACAATAAGCCAGCAATCCTCGGGGATATGAAACCACCGGCAGCCTTCTGCTGCACTGTTTCCCGCCAAGAAATCAGCTCTTGAATTGAAGCGCACCGATTGAGTCTCGCCAACAGTGGTAGTACCGTCAGCCTGTGTCGTGTCGATACGCCATGCTGACTCAACAACATAGTTGTCAGGGCAGTATGGGCTTGCTTTAGAGCCGTAATATTCATGGTTCTCCGTCTCCAAGTCAATGTGCATTATACTGGTTGTCATTTCCACTCAGCCCTCCGAGCCTTGTTGATAGCCAAGTGCACAATCAGCTGGCTGCTGTCCAGCGCGAATCGTTTACGGAAAGTACCTGCAGATGCAGCGTACGCCTTGATTACCTCGTCGTCGAGATAGTTAATGTCAGATGGTTTAAGCATAATCTCCTCCCGTGTACCTACATAGCGCCCTCATAGAAGGCGCTAGGGAAGTCACCGGTTAATCTGGCCTTCGTCAAATCTACAACGTCCAGGCTCGAATTGCACCTCGAATTGCAGGAGCGACTCTTTACCAGATAGTGCCATCTTGTTCTTCGGAGTACTGATACCGCGGACGTTTTGCATGTGCGGCTGCTCGTTCCTGTCCAAGCACCCCATCATAATCGCCAAGTCCAAGGCACCCTGTACACCAATCTTACTCTGCTTCATAGCGGTGAGTGGCGGGAACAGCATGTTGTAACCTTCGAGTGAAAGCTGCATAGTGCCTACGATAGCGCAGTCATTCTCGCACCCAAGTATGCGCAGCTCCTGCCATTTCGCTTCGAGGTTCTGGTGCTCGGTCTCCATAGTACCGCCACGGATGTTAGCCACCATGTCGATGATGATTACGGCGGGGCGCATCTCCTCCATGAGAGTGGATATCTGGGCCATCGTCAATGAGTGCGCAGCCTTTACACGAATCCGGTCAGCCCTGCCTACTTTCTTGAGGTAGGCTGGCACGAACTCTTGCTTACTGTGCCGGTCCTTAATCTCAGCCAGAGTCCAGTGCAGCGCCGCTTGATATACCCGCGGCACTGTGCGCGTCGCCGGACCTTCGTTAACCAACCAGAGGATAGGGCGGTCCCCGTACACTTCCGGCTGCTGCTGCATTTGCTCAGCAAAATCCACAGCAATAGCAGCAAGCAGACTAGTTTTACCAGAGTCCACAGGAGCAGCCACTGCGATACAGTCCCCGCCGCGTAGACCTCGGATGTTGCTAGCGAGTTGCTCGAACACGCCCAGTTTAAGACCGCCGCTCTCGTCAGTCGCGGCAAGTATTTCGTCAACACTACCGCTCTCCCATTCAAGCAGTGAATCATGAACAGCAGCGCCGTCCCCGTACTTGCGCTGGAGGTGCTTCATTTCCAGCAGGTAATCAATCTCCTCGCCGTCTTGGTAGCGCTGTGTCAGAGCTGCCACCTCCCCGCTGTAGGCCAGCTCATTCAGGGTCTGGACAATCCCCACCACAGAATCCTGCGGTACGGCTTGTACTCCCCGCATAAGCTCGTCCATGATTACCCGCTCTTCCCGGGATAGGTGTCCGGCCCGGAGATTGAGCATGCTCTGCATTGCATCCCACTGAACCTCCTGGTGCTCCGGGTACGTGTTCCAGTATAACCCCACCCAGTCTAGTAGGTTCGACGTATCCGGCGCGAGCATGGACTTGGGTATCTGTTCACGCAGTCGGTTCCACACCTTCTGCGTGCACATCGCTTTAACTACTATTAGGTCCAATTAAACCTCCTTCGGAACGCAGATTGCTTTAGCGGTATACACCCTGAATGTGTCAAACTTCTCTTCGAACGCCTTGGCCGCCTTGTTGCAGGCAGCCTCCGTTGTGAACTCTTGCGTAGTCAGTGCAGCGAAGTCTGTATCACTAACCGCGCTACCGTTAATTGCCATGATTAAAACCCAGATACCCATAGTCATTGTAAAGCCTCCAGTATCTCTTTGATTTCTGCGTCCTTCGGGTCCGCAGCGAAGTAGTGCTCTCGGCACTGCATGAACGGGCGCAGTGCTCGGCGCGCCGCCGCTACCCCAGCGTGTCCTGCCGGGTCATTATCCAGCATCAGAATCACTTCCGGGCGATTCTGAATCAACCAGGCACGCAGCGGCGTGGGCAAGCGTGTACCCAGCATAGCTATAGCCTGCACGTTCAACGCACTGTAGCTCGTAACTGCGTGCTGTATCTTCCGGGCTGATAGATAATCCTCGGTGAGCACGACCTTTAGAGGTGCGGCCGCAGCTACATCCTGTGCTACGGCAGGTGCCGCGACAGCGAATGGTATTGGTTGGCCGTACATTACCCACTTCGGTTGCTGTCGGGCATGCACTGCACGGCCCAGAGCAGCGCTTCCGACACGGAAGATTATCCGCTGTTTCTCTTTGCTCCATTCTGCATCCTCCACCATTTCAGGCATGATTCCCTTTGTGGTCAGGAATCCGTAAATAAAACTCTGCGTTTCCGCAGGCGCTTGGCTAATGCAAATTGCATCTGCAGGTGCAGAGGGCTGCACCCTCGGCTCTTCCTGTAACTGTATGCGCTGGTACTGCTTGCGCTCCTTGCCCACCTGTTTACAACGGTGGCAATAGTATTCCCAGGCATCCGGGTTATTATAGAGCACCCCTGCGGCGTCCCTGCCGCAGCACCGAAAGCGTGCCCTCTGCCCCACGGCCAGGCGCTTGCACGCTCTAAGCCAGGGCTGGTCCATTACTTCTGCCCGCGCTTAACCGACATAGCCATGCGGCGAATGTCATGGGCCAACTGCAGAGCTGAATCTGGATCGATGTTAATCCCAATCTCTTCCTGGGCCCTAGTACTTCCCTTACGGGGGATTACCCCGATGTACATTAAACCTTCCCCGCACCCGTTATCCTTCTCAAGAACTAGGCGCTGGTCATTTCCAGGGTCACGCTTGTAGTTCATATAGGCCACACTGGCTGGAACCGGCGGCAGCTCATCCTTCGGTTCTTGATACAGCTCGAAGTTATCGGCGTACCACGGGTAGGGGTCGGCTCCCCCATCTGTAAAGTTATCCAACTGCAGCCAGTGGCCGCTTGTAGTTATATCCGTAATTACGTAGTAAGCAAAATCGCCCATGTACGACTTGAACGACGAAGTGTTTTTGTGTGCTTTGCGAACAACTTTATCACCAACTTTAAACTTAGACATAATCAACCCTCCACAATATTATCGTATCCGCCCCAGTCTTCTACGACTCGGGTGCCTAGTTCAATCAGTTCTTCTTTAAAGCCATAATCGGAGAATACCATGATGTACTCCGCCGCCTTCTCTGGATTCTCCTGCACCCAGCTAACAAGTTGTTGTTTAGAAAGCTGGGACACTACACGGAACGCAGCCAGCAATTGCGGGTCCTCGTCCGGGGGCATGTCCCACGGCTGCCGTAAACTGAGCGTTGGCGCAGAGAGCCATTGGTCTGGTTCTACTACCCTAGGATCCCGCTCAATCGGAAGGTGCGAGAACGTGCCATCTTGCAGTACCCGCTCAAGCACTTGCCCCAGGATGTTCAGGTCCAGTACCTCATCCGGGGTGTGCTCGTGCATGTACCCTACACCGACGTTGGTGCACTCAGGAATGATGCCAACGAACTCAGCCGAGTCAGTATATACCCCCTTCTGTAAGTGCTGCTCCGTGCGCCCCAGGCGCTCTGCTAGGGTCTTGGCAAAGGTGTCAGAGCAGCAGCGCATGTACCGTTGGTGCGTGATGATACCGTCACCGCGCCGGTCAAAGCTAATCATCGCCTTTACACCAGTCCAAAACCCAGTGTCGTCCTTGACCGATGCAGCGCTGCCTTCGCAGCCCACCTCTTCATCCACGAAGAAGCAGTATCGTCCGTGCACACCACGCCGCAGCATCTCCAGCATCAGGTAGATACCGGCACCACAGTCAGCGCCCAAGCAGTCAGCCTGCTGCGGATTCTTTACGAACAGTACGCCCTTGTTAGTGCAGCCGACGTCCGGCGCAGCGCTGGTTGGGCGCGCCACTGTGTCGAGATGAGACGTAAACGCTACGTCGCTTTGCTCTGAGTCCCCCACTAGCACGAAGTAGTTTCCGTGCTTGTCCTTTACGTAGTGCATACCACTACCCAGCGCCTGCATAAGCAGCGGCTCAAACCACTTAGTGCTCGCCCAGCTAGGCCGGTGCGTTTGCAGTATCTGCAATAGCAGCTGCATATCAATCCCGTGCGGATTCAAGAACATTAAGCTGCCTCCTCTACTTCTTCTTCATCGTCGTTGCCTAGGTACTTCTCGCCCAGGCAATCAGCCGCATGCTCAGTGAGAATTAACCCATGCACTGGGTGTTCTTCTGCATGCTCAATAAGCACCTGCCGGTCCTGTGCAAACACCAGCTCTTCCTGGTCATGCACTACCCCTTCTACCGAACAGTGCTCAATGTCCCCGTCGTATACATAGGCGTCGTGGTAATCAGACCAAGTGCAGCCCCAGCGATTATGCAGCCCTTCTCGGCCAACTACATATACAAAGTCCCCATCTGCGACGCAGCCGTCGCAGACCATATCACCATCGGCGGTTACGTGCATATCATCAACGGAGTAGCGTCCCTCGCAGCAGCAGCACCGAGCAGATTCAGTGCCTACGTAGATGTACCCTTCTGATTCTTGCGCCTCGTACTCGTAGTCGTCACGGATTACAAAGGCGTCACTGCCTTCTTCATCAACACCGCACTGGCTGCTATCTAGGTACGGCATCAGTACCGCGCCGCTGTAGCTTGGGTGCGGTATGCGCGCCAGCATTACCCCTTCGAGACATTCAGTGTTTCTGGTGTACCCATGCCCCCGCAGGATTGCATCAGCAGCGTTGCCATAAGCACGGACGTACTCTTTGGTTTCAGGTTTTACGATTGCTCGTGCCTGCACTTCGAAGTCGTCACCGAACAGCTCCCCGGTGTACTGGATGAACAGGCGCAGCCCATTATCCGGCAGCCCGTGACTGGTAGTGGCATACACACGCACAGGGCTATGCTCAAATGAGTACCCGCTCATGCAGCTACTCGGGCCGTTCTCATAGGCGTCGTACCACTCCTGCTCGGTCTTGCACAGGTACGTTGTAGGGTCTACGTTCATAGCCTTGAGGTCTTCGATAGCATCGCGGAAGTCTACCCCGTTTCCGTAGTAGTTAGCGAGCCACTTACCTACGCGCATCTCTACACAACGGTACTCAGTAACTGCGGCGAAGTCCTTGTGCATGCGCGGCTGCCCCAGCATCACGATGGGCTCGCCGTTGCGGAAACCAAAGCCCAACGGCACGGCGAATCTAGACACTACGAAACCGTGCAACTTCATGAGCAGCGCAGCTACGTTGCCATCGCGGAGGTGACGTCCGTAATCGTAGCCAGTGTACTCCCGGCGCTGACGCTCTTCTGGCGCAAGCATAATGCGTTCGAATAACTGCACGGCCTGCTTGTGCACCTTGTAACCGGTGAACTCTTCTACACTAGCAACCACGCGCTCAACCACTACATCATCGCCATCATAGAAGTCGCGGCGGCGCTCCCAGAACTTGCTGTCGATGGTGATTCGCGCCGGGGAAAAGAGTTCGTAGAAAGTTCCAGACCGGTACAGGTCTACCTTTTGCAGCGGGCCGCGAGTCATCATTACTTCGTGGTACTCAGGGTGCAGTATCCCGCCTATAGTCACCTCTAAGCCCGGGGTGTAAGCGCTGACAGTGCGGAGACCCATAAGCGCCTGCAGCGGACCCTCAGTGTGGGGGTGGTCAGCACCTTGTATTTGCAAGTCCTGGAACGGGGTCCAGTAATCACCGCTGGAATACATCGAACATTTCATTGGCAGTGCGTTTGCACCTTCCGGCAACACTACTTTCCATTCGATAGGTGCTGTGTTAGTCTCTTGCATTTTAGTTTGCTCCTGGGTTAGTTGTATTGTGTCGTGCATTAATAGCTCAGCGCGCATACCACGCAGCGAGCTGTCTTTGCTTATAATACGAGCGCACAGCTGCCCTAAATCTTGTATAGGCTCCACGATATCCGTACCGTAGTAGTGCTGCGACCACATCAAACTTAATGTGCTCTTGCAACTGCCTCGCGGCAGATTCTGTATACTCTCGGTACGTGGTGAGCACCACCGCAGAGTCCTGCTTACGAACTCGGAGGAGTCTACGCTCGACCGGTATGATTTGCTTGAGTTCATTAGGGACCTCTTTGAATGTTTCCCAAGTGCAGCCGCACTTGCCCTGCGTTTCCAGCAGCCTCCAGCACAGCAGCGCTGTTTCGTCTACTGTGAGCATACGCTATCCTTGAACACCACGTTGCGGGCCACTAGAGTGCTCGCGTTGCTTGTAATTATCCCGCCGACTGTATGGGCGGATAGCATCCACCGCTTCAAATACCTGTTGTAGTGCTCGGCCCGCCAATGCAGCCCGGAGTACAGCGGCACCCGGTACAGCAACCCACTTTGGCGCCTGTATACATCATACTTAATCATACTGCACCCCTTACATTAAACCGGACGCAGTAGCCGCGCAGGGTCATACCCAGGCGCTGCGCTTGTTTCTCATAGTGCTGGCGCAGCGCTGCCTTCGCGCTGTACTCCCGCGCCAGCCCTTCTATTGTAGGTTGCTGCTTACGCATCAGCAGCGTTTCAGGATTCTTTCCGTGCATAATCTACCTCAAATATCATTGTTGCTTTTACCGTCCACCGTGAGCGTTACAGCGGCGTCCGGGTACTGCTCCTGCACCGCCGCAAGGATACGCGCGCCCAGCTCTTTGCAGCCGCCCTCGGGGTCTTCAAAGAGGTCGTACTCAGGGCGCGGCTGCGGTTCCTGCGCCGCCGGTTGCTGTAACTGCACTGTGCAATAGGGCACCGGGTTGTTTACGTCGTTGCCCAGCACCAGCATAGCGCTGGTCACAATGATGTTGAACACGTTAACCATAAAGTTGTCTCCAGTCGTTGATAATGCCAAGATTCACGGCGTCCAGCACAGTGCGGGCAGCCATTTCGGTGTAGGTATCCACAAAGTCTAAAGGGTATTCCTGATTAGTGTCTTTGTCAGAGAATATGACCACAGTGTAGTTGTATTCCTCGTATACCCGATTGCACCACACGGGCCAGAGTTCATGACCCGGATAAACCAATATCGCTTTCATATGAAACCTCATACGCTAGTTGCATTCACATAGCGCCCCGTAGGACGCTATAGGCTTGCTACTATACGTACTCACCCAATCCCTCGTACACCCATTTTTGAGCGATTGCCCGCACAGGGATATCGAAGGCGTCGGCATCGTTGGCCGCAGGGCACAAGGCCCACCACTTGATAACCGGGGCTTTATAAATCATGCTGCCACCTTCAAAGTTGCATCCAGTACAGCGCGTACATCCACGCCCTGCGATACCAGCATAGACACCAAATCAACATCGCTCACGCCAGTCTCTTTGGCCTTCTTGATAGCGTTTTTAACGCGCCCCAGAGCTTGCAAGCGCACTGCATCGGCATCCAGCGCGTCATTCTTCACCTGCTCCGCTTCGGCGGCGTACAGGGCCATACAGGAGCTATAAAAGCTGGCTACAATCACTTCACGGCCCTGCTTGTCAGCTTGTTTGTAGTCCAGACGCATAGTGTCCAGTTCGATGCCCAGCTTCTCAGCAGACGCATAGCACTTTTTAGCGTTGAACTCGTACTTGCCGGACTCCTTGTTGAACTTGATAGGCAGCAGCGTACGCAGCACCATATCGAAGTCGGCGGCATCACTGCGCTGCATTTCAGTAGCCCAGGAAACGTTACTGCTAATCAGGCCGTGGAAGAGCGCGCTGATAGTGATGTTGCGCTTTGCTTCTACTACACCGGACAGCGCTTTGCGGATACCTGCGGCGGCGGTGAGTTTAAACACGTTTGCAGTTGAATGGGTCATAATGCACCTCGTTGATTGGTTGTTTAGGTAATTACTTCACATAGCACCCCGTAGGATGCTATAGGCTGTAATTAGTAAACCCTTCACTTCTTGCTAACGAACAGGATAATGAACAGTAATCGGAGAATCGGGCCGGTAAGAAAGAGTGCGCCAACTACTGCTAAGAATGTCATCATACTAACCCCCCTAATTGTGAATTTACAGTGTACCAACCTTTAGGCTCTTTACTGCTGCCCTTGGTCTTGGTCTTGCCGCGTACATTCGTACTGAACGTGGCGGATTGCTTAGTCCGCATATACCCGGCGCGGTTCAATGCGTCCCGGCGCTTTCTCAACTCGGGGCCTGATAACTTCTCAAGCCCCTCGAATTGTTGTTTCAATTTATCACGGTATTTCATGTTCCCGCCTTTATGTGCCCTTTCAGTCTGGCAATCTCAGTACGCATACTGACTAACGCCGCTACCTGATTAGGGGTGAGACTCTGCAACGCAGAGAAGTGTTCTATTGTCCTTTCCAGTACCGAAATGCGCTTCCTCCACGCGGCTGCGTTTTGTCTGCGCCACCTATATTCAGCATCTATCAGCCTACTCATGGTTGCTCCTGTATAACACTCAGCTAAGCATGGTTGCTTAGGTCAGTGTTATTGGTTGGCGGGTTACTGATTCTAGTCAGCACCTGTACAACCGCGTTGATTCAGCCTCTTCGTGGTTTCCCCCGGCTCCCCAGTCGCTCTGGGCTTGATGATTTCGTTTTCAGGGCACAATCATCTAAGCGCACCCGCTGTTTGTCGTCTCAGCTCTTGACGTTGCATCTTCACTACTACTGATTGTATAGGCTCGGTCGTCATTGCACCAGTCAAGGTACTGGGCCTCCCCGCAAACCAGCTTACTACGTTGTTCGCTATCTAAGTTACTCAGTGAATCCGAACTTGTCAAGCGTTTAGTTTTAAGCCGTCCGTTTTATGGTCCGATACCCTGTAGCGGCTTGCCACGTGGAAGTGTCCTAGTTAACGGCCTGTCTTCAACTATCCTGCCGTACTGCCTGGATTCAATCTAGCTTATGTTCTTCGCGGTGTCAACTCTTTTTATCGAGTATCTAGCCCTTCACACTATCTAGCTTTAATCCAGCGGAGCCTCCCGGCTCGGCCCCGGTTAGCGCCCCAGCGCCTCCCGGTGATTGAACTATAGCGCCATTGAACCAAAAGAAGCAAGTGATATTTTCAACTTTTTATCACTAAGAGCAAAAAGGGTAAGCAGGGCAAATACTTAGGAGCCGCCTTACGGCAGCCCCTTATGCAGCAATGCGTCGTAGTCCCCAAAACTCAGGCCGAACGTGCGATAGTCTGTATTGTACCTACTATCTGCTAACAGTTCCTCCTTAGGGATGTTACGCCCCTCCTCTCTGATACGCTGGTGAATAGCCTTATGGTCATCCTCACTGATTAGTATCAGATTATCAAAGCTACAGTTAAGTCTGTTCCTGTCACAGTGGTGTATGTGATACCCACTCGGGATAGACGTAATGCCCAGCTCATCCCGAACTACAGCGTGGTGAAGTAACAGTGCATCACGGCTCTTACTACCCCCACGACGTACTTTGTAGGGTCCAGCATTGGATATCATAGGATAACCACTGTCATTCAAACGTATAGCAAAAGAACTTCCAGCCATAACCAAATCTCCTTAGGTTGAACCAATACTACAAAGTGTTGGGTAGACTCATAGCCAGCGACCATACAGCGTAAGCTGTGGGAGCGGTTAAGCTATGAGGCTAGTTAATGGGTAGGTAATGCTTCCCTCCCTACGGTCGGTCATACAGGGCATTACTAGTGAGTACTAGTGAGTACTAGTGAGTGCATAGTGAGTAGTAGTGTATATAGTGTCCCTAAACCCCTCCTACTCCGGTTACTTCATTTCATAATAGCTTTCGAATGAAAGTAAGAGCAAAGGGATAGCATTGGGATAGCGCTGGATAGTGGAAGTGCGCCCTAGTGGGGAGCGCGCAGCGTAGCATATAATCAGCACAATGTAAAGCACTAGCGATAGCCAGTGGATAGCCTAGTGCGTACTAGGGATAGCACCAGGGATAGCACTACAGCGCACTAGCTGGCCCACTATGGCGGCACTAGGCAGGCACTAGGCAGGCCCGCAATGGACGCACAATACAGGCACAAAATAAGCAAGGCAGAGCACGCCCCTATGGCCCACAGAGAGCGCACAGGAGGCGCCCTAGTGAACGCACAGGGATAGCCATAGGGTAGCACTAGCGATAGCCCTAGAACGCAGCACAGGCCCGCTGAGGCCCTCTGGTGCGCACTAGCAGGCCCTAGTAGGCCCCCCCCCCCCTAAATTGACGCTAGGCACCCCCTATGGGGGCAATTGCCGTCGTTCAGGGTGAGGGAGGGGCTCGCGTGAGTCTAATAAATTTCAGGTCCAGGTATAGACCTGCACTCCCCAGGACATCCAGATGCTTACACCACCTCCACTTTAACGGTGTAGTGTAAATCAGAAGTAGCGCCAGGAGTTGCTGGAAGCCACAAACGGAACTTGCGCCCGTCCGAAGCACCTGTAGTGCTGCTGTTGTCGTCATTAACGTTGCGCACAGTTAACCTGGTGCGTGTACTGCTGCCCTGCCAGTACCGACCTGGAGCGCTGGCTACCGATTTAAGGAAGGTTGCAGTATCACCTGCCGAGTTAACGACAGCCGTACCGGTGGTAGTACTCAGGATGTCCGAAGAGTACACAGGGACGCACACACAAGATTGGGCATCACCAAGTACAAACACGTCCCACACTTCCTTAGAACTTAAAGACTCCCCTTCATTATACTGATACACGGATACCCGCAACTGCATCCCCATAGGAAGTCCCGATATCATCCAGGAGCCTCCAGTTACCCGTACCGCTGCAGCGATAGTTCCGGAGCACGTAAAGCTCATACCCGTAGGGTTTATGTAGGGACGAGCATCGGTATAGGGGAACTTATAGGTATCGTCCTGGAACGAGAACACGCTGTTACGAAGTCGCTGCAGCTGATTTAAGCGGAACCCAGTGCCGGTCTGCATAGATTGGTCTATGCACTTAGCTCTGAATATCCCACCATTTTCCACGCGTATAAGCCTAGTGGCAGGCTCAGTAGTGGTATCCGTATCGGAAGTACCAAATCCGTAGCCATCCGAGATTAACTCCACTTTAGTGGATTCTGGGATAAGTCCCTTAGCACCAACCAGTATACCGTTGGTAGTGCTGCCGCCTTCTGCCCAATAGCGGAACCTGATAGTGCTGGCATATAAGTTTAAATCAAACGTATTGGTGCCTACGCTGCCATCCAGGTTCATTACACGAATCCCGGTATTAGTAACCCCACTAACCCCTGCCTGATAGTCTATGTTAAGCTCAGTACCCATAAATGAGTTGGTGCTAGTACTGCCAGCACTAACGTTTCGGTGAAATACCACACCGTTAGCGCACCCCCTAATCATGGCGTTGTAGCGGCCCAGCTCAGTAAATCCGGTGTCGTTGTATATACTGATTGCACCTCCTAGCGGATTAGTATAACCAGTAATAAATACGTCGCACTGAAACCCTCTAATATCAGACACTTCTATACCAAAACCGTTGTTACCTGCGGCGGTGTTGCTTGAGTTACGGCCCCTTAAAAGAATACCGAACACCCCTGCGCGCTCATAGAAGCTGGTTGTATTCGGCTGGTCCATACGAAAACGCATACAAATGCCGTCCTGGCCGGTATGGTTGATTGGGACTCCCTTTCCGCCGCTAATGAGTCCGCGTAAATACCAGCCAACTCCGTCGGATACGTCAAACACATTACCCCCGGAGTGGGTGTAAGCTATCCCATTTGACGGATGCTTTATGATGGCGTCTTGAATATTGAACGTGCGGCTAGCTTTGAACATATTATCTAATACTGGCTTAATATCTTCTCCGCCTATAGCCCCGAACTTGTCAGAGGATAATTGGTCCCTGTTAACGCGGCGCATAACCTGACCGGTCCCTGTTATAATCTGGAAACCGTTATCGTCAACATAGCCAGTAGAACTTAAACTGACACACTCAAATTCTCCACCACCAAAACCACAACCTGCTGTATGCTCACGTACATTAACCCGCACCCCTACGCTGTGGAAGTGCCTGTCTCGCAACCCTTGAATATCCTCTACATCGGGCTGCCCTGCAACCGGAGACTGTGTGCTTACAAGTGCTACTAAAGCCATATATCCTCACTTATCGTTTCAATTCAGCCAGGGCTGCGTTTACATTCTTGTACTGGTTCCCAATGGCCTTGCTCTGCCACTGCCTGCGCTCCCACAGGCCCCAGCACACTTTATTGCGCTGCCCGTTAATGTACTGAGAGCAGTCGAAGGTCCAGCGGTTGCTGCCCCTGTACACCCAGCCGGTGCCTGGGGATTTCTGCTGGTACTTGCTAATATAGCGCCAGTCCAATACAGCCTTTCCGGCCGCTGCATAATCCAGGCTTTTGAGATGCCGCTTCACAGCACTACCGTTGAAACCAGCTACGCCTACGTTATAAATGAAGTCCACAGACCCAACCAGAGCTACGTCAGAAAGCTGCATAGGAAGCCCGTCAAGAGCCTTTGCATGTTCCCCTGCTGATTCTATCAGTTGCTTCTGACAATCGCTCAACGTGGCTCTCTGGCCCATCTTGACGCCCTTTGTCTCCCCGTAGCAGATAGTAGGGACCCCGGCGCTATCCTTGTAGGCGGTAAGGCTCAGGCCCTCGTTGTGCTGAACCACCCCGGTAATGGCACCGCCAAGCATAGTGGCCCCCGTGAGGGCCGCAATAACCTTAGTCCTTAAACTCATATTTAATAGTCCCCTTACGTGCCTGCTCCTCTAGTAGCTTGAATGTACGTCGTTTGTAATACGCATTCCACGCCAGGGTTAGCACCGCGCACACCGTCGCAGTGATGAAGCTGATAGTGCTCCAGTTCCAGCTCATTAACTCTGCCAACCAACCTCCTGATACCGTAGCGCCGGTAACTGCTGCACCTGCCCGGGTAGCGAGGTCTGCCCCAACCATGTCTCCTACCTTAATCATCCTGCTGCCCCTTCTTCCTGAACAGCTTACGAATCACCAGAATGACCACTAGGAAGACCAGGGGAATACTGGCCCCAGCTAATCCGGCGAGGATAAGACTGTAACTATCATTGTTAACAACTTGCAGGCGTTCTGCCTGGATTGTCCCGGTACTAATAGTTTGCACCTGCTTCTTACTGGACGTATCCAAAGTGCCTACGTTAGAATCTGATACATCGGTTTTGTTGGTGGTGCTGGAGTCCACCTTGTTGTTCAGGCCAACGGTTTGTTTGGTGTTCTCGGCACCAACCTGAGCAGACACATCCGGCTTAGAACCAACTAAGCCGGTGAGCGCAGAGGTCGCCGAGCAACCAGTCAGAGTAACCGCGAGCAGTAACCCAGCGACCAGTTTACGCATTAGCTAGCAGCCTTCACTGCGGCTACCGCGGCTTCAAGCGCAGCAATCTTGGTATCGAAGGCGGCACCTGTCTGGGCCACGTTCTGCGGCTGCGTAAGGATAGCATACAGGTCCTTACCCAGAATGTTCAGCTGACGCAGCAGCTCCTGCTGTTGCGCTGAGGTTGCTTTTGCAATTGCCATGTGTACTCTCCTTATTCTGCCGCGTCAGTAGCGGCTACGAATGCACTCTGCAGTGCAGTGAACGAATCATCAAATGCTGCGCCGGAACCCTCACCGAGCGGCATGCCTGTACCCGTAAGGGCGACATAGCCAGTCTTAGATAGCTGCGAGAGCATGCTGAACAGGCGCGCCTGCAGCGTACCATCATCCTTAAAGGCTGTACCGGCACGGGTAGCCGTATAACCCTGGGACTGCATGTACGTGAAGAACGTGTTCAGCTTAGTTAGGGCAGTCGTACCTACGAAGCCTACGTTGTAGTCCGGCTGCACCTGCTTCTCCAGGTTCTGGCACGTGCCTACAATGGCGTACTGTACGTCCGCAGTTTTAGCCGCGATGATTGATGCCATTATCTTCTTCCTCTATATTGTTTACCTCTGCCGCGGTTCTGCAGCCGAGCAGCTACACCCCGAAGGCCCTTAGACACTTTGCTCTGCGCCCAATCCAGCGGGTTCTCAATGAAGGCCCGAGCCATCTTCTCAGACTCACGCTCAGCCACTACTTTCTCATCTTCCACCAGATGCCCATTCAGCGTAGCCACCATCATAGCGATTGCGTCTGCCCGGTCATCCTTCGCCAGGCTACCGCGGTCGTACGTGATACCTGACAACTGCGCGAACGCAGAGTACAGCCAACGTCTGTCGCGGGAGTACGCCATACAAGTGCTGATATCGTCGTGAATAGCACGCTCATGCACTACCAGGCGGTGTCGACGAGTAACTGGGCTGATTGTGTCGATGATACGGCGCTCTTTCTGCGTAGAGTTGTTCAGGTCCCGTACACCGATACCGGCGAGACGTCGCTCCCGCAGACGGTTCAGTATAAGCATGGACACGGTACCGTGCCCCATGTTGCTCTCCACAACCATATCCGGAATGTCTAACTCTACGCACAGGTCAATCAGTTTATCAATGTTCTCTTCGCTGATACCCCCTTGGAAGCCACCTACTGAGAATAGATGAATGTACGAGTTCGCAGCACCCCCAGCAGCGTAGGACACTTCGTCCCCGCCACAACCAGCCGGGTCCACCACCAGTACCTTATGCTGGTACGGCAGGTGCATGTCCCCGTAGAATGCTGGGAAGTACATCTGCTGACCCATAATCCCCTCATGCTCGTGCTGGTACAGGTACCGGCGGTCCGCGATGTAGGAGAACGTCTCCGGGGATGAATCCTGGCTGCCAGAGTAAACCAGCATATCCGAAAGCTTGATACGCGTACGCATTTGGTCGGACAGGGTGGTGTCGAGCATGTACTGCAGCTGGAAGCCTTCCGGACCAAAGTCCAGCTCCTTCTCAATCAGCGCATCCTCGTCATAGCGCCCAGGGTCCGTGCTCTCCCCTAGCGTCCCGTCTACACCGAAGCCGGTGCGTTTATAGCCGCGCTCAATAAGCTCCAGGATATAAGGAGCAAGTGTACTTCCATATCGCTCTTCCATTTCAATAGACGGAATGCGCCCTGGCCACACGCGGACCTCGAAGCCACGTCCCGGCAGGGTTTTATAGATACTGTCCTTGGTCTGTGGTGTACCAAGGTACAGCGTATCCCCGTGCGTACAGATAGCTGCGAAGTCTTTAGAAATCATCAGCAGCTGCTCACGCTGGGTTTGCGTTAAACCGTTCTTGGTGGTCTCGATATCATCCGGAATCAGCAGGTCCGCGCGCTTACCCTGCAGGGATGCAGTGATACCTACACAAGCTACGCTGGCGGATTTCTCCAGCGGCTTGAGGTCACAGTGTACGTCATAACCTTCGAATGAAGTACGGTCCCCACGAGTAGGGTCAGCCTTCAAATAGCACAGCAGCGGCCATGTCTCAATCATACGAATGATTAAGTTCGCTACGTCGGACGCCTGCTTCTCTGCGCCAGACACAATTAGGATACGGCAGGATTGGTCCTGGATGAGCCTCCAGACGGCGTATAGTGCAGCTAGTGTAGACTTAGCCTCACCACGCTGCGCGGCCACCATGCGCTTCCTAGGGCCCTTCTGCATGTACTCTGCAATGTCAGCCTGCATGTCCGTCAGCGTAAAGCCCAGGAACCTCATACCGATGTATGCAAATTCCCGGAAGTCGCTTAGCGCGGCGGCCATCATCATCGCGATGTCCTCGCGCTCCTCTTTGGGAATACTGCGCGGATTAACGCTATAACCAGTAAGTTTCTGGTTGAGCATGCGCAGTCTTCGCGCAGTCTTCACCGATACCATTAGACAATTCCTTCTAGTAAGTCCTCAGAGTCTGAACCACTAATCTTGTTTAAAATCTCTTTCTTACGCGCCTCTCTGCGCGCCGCCAGTTCGTCATCGAATTCGTCACGAAGGTCCTGCATCTCCTCGGAATCTGCATCCGCGGTGATGTCATTGTCCTTCAAGAACTTAGCGATAACTGATTTATCTGCGGCGGGGAGCGGCACTTCATCTTCCTTAGACTGTTTGATCTCTTCAATCAATGCCTCAGTGAACATGCGGTGCAGCTCCGAGAGGCGACTACGTTTAGCCGCCCCTGCCATTGTTATCCTCCTACTCCATCCAAGATAAATAGTACTCCCCTACCGGCTTTATCACTGTATCTATGTGAATAGAGGCTGCATCCATAGCGGCGGCAGCATCTGACAAGATACTAGTTATAAGCTCCCCAGGGCTTACATCAGCAGACACAGATAATCCAAATTGATGCACGCCCTCTACCTTACCCAAGTCGTATAGATAAAACACCGCTACCCCCAACTAGCGTTTTATGATGCAAATGCGAATATCGGACCCATCCAGATATCCCCCTTGCATTGATAGTGCCTAAATCCTACAGAAGCTCTGACAGCACCGGCTGGAACTATAACGCCCCTGGAGCACACTACTGGCACCGTTTGATTAGCAGGTTGAGTGTTCATATTGACGCCAACCGACCCACGAGATATCTCGTTTCCGGAGTCATCAAAGAACGCATACTCGGCATACGCATTACCGTTGGAGCTATCAACTCCTTCCCATAGTAACTTTGTTCCAAAGTACAATACTCTGCCTGGGGTAACAGCAAACTTCTGCCTAATGGTGGTGGTGGTCTCCCCACCAGTTGCTGGGGAAGATATCTTCAGCGCTGGGCCCAATGCTGTCTTGGAGCCATCATACACCACGGTTGGTTTTACTGCCGTAACTTCCGAGGGATAGCTGTAAGCCACGGTCCACCCGGTCGTATCCATAGAGGCGTAGTTAGCGTTTCTTATTGGGGTGTTGTACCCACCCATACGCAGTAAATCTACGTTTGGTTGGATATCAAAGTATACGTTATCTATCGAAGTAAGTGCACCAGAGCCGGTATTTTCCACAATAGACGTGGACTGCATCTTACCATACTTACCCCAAGTACCCGCGTCCGCCACAAGCACACATGGTCCTGACGCCTTAAACCACACCCGTTTACCGGTAGCATCTCCTTGGTTGGCATACACAGTAGCAACGTCACTACCCCCGTCGATATTTACCCCATGCAGGAACACTTGAGGCTTCCTATGTCCGGATACATATGTCATTATACCGTACGGGTTTGCAGAGTTGTTTTCCCAATGGCATCCAAAGAAGTGTAGTATTCCACCGTAGATATCAAACACCAAATCGCCATAATCAAAACTTACATCGTGGAACTGGGCGTTTAGATATAAACTGGTGGACGGTACGCGCACTGCGGCAGCATTCCCTGCAGCATTTATACCGTTGGAGAACTTGCCGCCTCTTACCGCGATATTTTCCCCGGCATCGTTTACTGCGTCTATATACAATCCAGATTCCCAGTAATTGGTACTCTGCAAGTTTTCGAACGTGATTAAGTATGCGGATTTTGGCCCCAGGGACACGTTACGACGAAAACCAGACACCCACCAATCTTTGCACACCAAGTCAGACACCTGGGTAGAGTCACCTGGGTATATACTGACCCCATCCAAGGTACCGGAAACTACTGCAGGGGGCCGAGATACAGACTCCCCACCATAAGGCCCTTGCAATCTGATTTGTAACTTGGAGCCAAGGTTATATACCCTGGTGGTATCCCCCATTACGCGCACTGCTGTTCCAGATGTCATAACCGAGTAGTCTGCAACCAGCCTGGACCTGCCCATAGTCAACTCTGCGTCCACTGCGTACACGGTCAGTTGAGAGGAGAACTTGTAGCGCGCGCCGTCTCTTTCAGATTTAACAGACACCCGATATTTTAACATGGCGTCGAACGCTCTTTGTAACGCAGCAGTATCGTCTACGGCGCCATCTCCAGTAGCACCAGCCCCCTCAAAAGTTAGCACTTGTGAAATTCGTTTCCACCGCTTACCTCCAGAAGTTACCAGGACCATGCAGCCGTCATCGGGCGACGTATCTCCAGGCGCATAATAAAACTCGCCCCCACCTAGTGGTAAAGTGCCCCCTGTGGTCGGATAGTACGACTTAGCAGTAATGCGCTGCCCCTCAACAGTAGGCTCTATGTTCCTTAAACCCACAACCGACGGACTTTTCCCTACCCACTGCTCCCCGTCAGGAGCGCCCAGTTTGGCTAGTATCTGAGAGGCTGCCGAAGTATCTGCGTCTGTGTCGATACCGATGGTCATATCAACCAGGGTGCCGGCAGGGAGAACCTTCGCGAACTTCACTACCCCGGCGGTAACGGTATATGAATAACCAGCGGTCTGCGTAGCCCCGTTGACACGCACCTTAGCCTTAGTGAATGGCATGCCAGGCGTCACGGTATCCGTGTCAGCGGTCAGAACGGTCCACCAAGGGAAACTGTTCGTGTTAGCGTTGAAGTGCGTCTGCTCTAGGTTCGTGGTGCGCACATCCAGTGCGTCGTCAGCCGCCTTACGAATAGACGCCTCGTTGGCTACTGCGGCTACCCAAGCGGCGTGCTCTGCGTCAATGCGCTGGTCTAGCCGGGCATCCCCAGCATCGACGTACTGCTTGTTCGCAGCGTCCCGTGCATCTACTGGGTCGCCCAGGTTAGTGATACGGTAACGGTGCATGTTAATGTCGCCGTAGAATCCCTCGATAGAGCGCCCCTCAACCAGCTCTTGGGCTAGGTGCAGAAACTGCGTATTCTGGGTGTCTACATTACCTTCAATGAACGGGGCACCACTAGCAAACTCAATGTAGAGGTACTCTCGTTCAGTCTTACGAATGAGCAGCACCGCTGTCTCTACAGGCAGCGGGGAGTTCAGACGAATATTGGTGGAGCTGGTCCAAGTGAAGGCAGTAGTCTCAGCACCATCTAAGTAAACGTGAATATAGGACTTATCCAGGTACTCGATATCGCACTGGATATCCTGAGTACCTGCAGGCTTTACCGACTCTTGCCAGCTGAATGCCATATTAATCGTCTCCGAAGTTATTGATGATAGCTCGCGTAGGTGCGAATTCCTGGATTAGTGGTACCTGCTTAGTGAAGGTCTTGATATCCATATTACCGGTAGCCAGGTCCTGTACGGCCCCAAGCAGCCCTGTGACGTAACCCATAGACGCCAACGAGTGGCGAGGAGAATCCCCCAGGAAGATATCCTGCAGTAAGGACACACCTCCGATGGCACTCATACCCGACACAGACTCACCGATGAGTTTCTGGGTGCTTACGTCCCTCCCATCCATGCTGTGCTTAGCCATAGTAGCCAGCAGCATCAACGGGAACTGATACGCCATAATATGGGCTACACCAATCCACCCAGCATCGTTCAGCTCTCTACGCAGAATCTTGTTAGTGGCAGCCAGTGCGAAGCTCTGGTACCCTACAATGACTTTGCCGATAGGGTTGAACTGTGCAAAGTGCGAAGTCTCACCAGTACGAATCTGCTGTACCAGGTAGTCCATCATACGCGTACCTACAACCTCAACTTGCATCTGCAGGTCCGGCTGGAACATGGCGCCCGGGTTAGCCTTGTTGGCAGCGATAGCGCGGTCCGCAACGTCACGGGTAAGCCCGAAACGCTCCAGACGCTTAAACGCCTCAGCATCACCCTTGAACATCTGCGTAAGCTCATCCGCCACAATACCGGAGTTCAGGTTAACCTGCAGCCGGTGCACCATGCTCATGCCGTTGACGTGACGTGCAGCCTGCCCTACGTTCTGAGTGACGTTGAACCAGGAGGCCTGACGGGTCAGGTCCAGGTTATCGTCAGCGTACGTATTCAGCCAGCGGAAGCGCATCTCCTTCTGGATATTACCCCGCAGCACAGTGTCTAGACGGGCAGCCATATCAGGAGTCTTGATAGCTACGGCACCTTCCTTGAACCAAGGCTGGTCACGCATACTGCGCAGCACTCTAGCCATACCGAACTCCTTCATAGCCAGAGCAGTATCGGTCAGCTGATACAGGCCGGAGTTCTTGAGCATAGTGGCGTTAGCCATGTTCCCAGCTGCACGCAGCAAGTCCGGAAGCTGCCCGGCATCAGCGGGCGCCCCGCCCAGTATAAAGTCAATGGTGTCGTTGACGGTCTTCTCCCACTTAGCAGAATCTGCCAGTGCGTGCTTGGACTCGTCAATCATCTTAGCTAGCTGACCCAGGTCCTGTACGCCTGCATAGGCCATGCCCACACGCCCAGACATACGGTTAGTGTACCCATGCATAACCTTGGCTACGTCAGTGTCCATCAGGTCCTGCATGCGCATGCTCTTTCCGTTAATCAGGTACTCTTTGTCCATGTTGAACCGAGTACGCTGGCGCAAGTTCCGCGCAGGGGATGTGCTGCCGGATTCGCGTACGTTACCAGCCAGGAAGTTCTGGATTGCAGACTCTTCTACACCAGCGCTACGCATAGCCATAACGACCTCGTCGTTACCCATACCGTTAATCAGCTGCTTCCACATAGGACCAGACTGCCCAGCACGGCCATTGTAGATACCGTCAACCATCTCCTTAGCAACACGCTGCACTACCTCTGACTCCATGCTCGGGTACACGTCCCGCAGGGCAGCCCGGAACAGGGCTCGGTAGTCGTCCAGAGTGTTACCCTGTGCGATACCTTGACGCATCTTGTCATAGCTGTACTGGCGCGGGAAGTAGTAGTCGGATTTAACCAACGCACCATCATCCACTAGACCGGCATTGAGCATATGCTCGTGCCACTTGCTAGCCCAGCCAGAGCGACGGTAGGCATCAACCAGCGGAGCAATCTCTGCATCCGGCACCGGCACAGCGCGGCCGTTTACGTCAGCACTGTAGGCAGCATCCAGGTACTTGCTCAGGCGGTCTTCCAGCGCAGCCCGCTCAGCGCGGAAATTACTCCGATGGAAGAAGCGTGAGAGCACCCCTACACCCTTATCCTTCAACGCGCCTAGGATAGCATCTTCAACTACGCTGGCGCGGGCATCCATCTCCAAAGTGAGGTTGCGCTTGTAGTCTACCACCGACGGGCGACGGCCGCCTACTGCGGTCGCATCCGACACTAGCAGTTTAGCCAAGTCTTCGTTGCCTTGGGCGATATTATCGTACAGGGCAAACATAGTGGAGAGCTTCTTCTTAGCGCCATCCAGCATAGCTTGGGCACGCTTAGCCTCGTTGAGGGTGGTGCTGCCCGCCAGGTCCTGGAAGGCTTCGCTACGGAAGCTCTGGGCTTGGTCTGCGTAATCCTTAGCGGTCCACTTAACGGCGTCCTCGTACGCATCCAGGACATCCTCCAAGGCAGAGCCCTTGGCTTTGATGCCCAGGGCATTCATGATGTACTCACCCAGTTGGCGGAGCATGCTCTTACCGGTGGGGGATTGCGTCCGCGCCAGGTGCTCAACCCATTCCGGGCTGTCACCTAAGCCTGCCAACATCTCGTGCACACTACTGGCGTAGTACCGCATACGCGGCGTCAAGGTTGAGTCAGCTGCAATAACAGCACGCACTTCCTCCAGGCGTTTAGCAATCTCGGGATTACTGTCAACGGCGCGCGCAGTAGCGGCATGAATCAGTTCGTGCACGGCCACCTTGCTTGTATCTGCATCCATAGCGCGCAGCGCATCACCGACTGTAGTCCAGGTGCTGCCGTTAGCTTGCTTAGGCGCGCGCAGGGATATCTCCCCACGCTTAGCTAAATCTTGTTGTGCGTAAGTGTAGCGGCTACGGTTTGCGGAGCCTGCTACTAGTTTAAAATCAATGTCATTTACAGCATCGCCCAGCGTGTCCAGAATAGCCTTCTGTCCTGCTGTCAAGTGCTCAGACTTCTTCAAGAACTGAACTACGTGCTGTGCTTTCATGTTCACGGAGGCGGTATTGTTTCTAGATACTTGGATGCTTTCATCCAGTGTCTTAGTGAGGATTTCCTCTCCCTCTCCTACTCCGGTAACATTAGCATCCCTAGCTGTACGAGTTGTAGGCGCTTCTGGGTCGAACATAGGCTCACGCCCAGTGCGAGCCTTAGCAGCAGCTTTAGCAGCCCTAGACATATCCCAGAGCTGGTCTAACCCAGCTACCCCCGCTATCAGTGCAGTTACCGCGGCGGACTGGCCCAGTTGGTCCTGTGCATAGAATGCAGAGCCTACGTCAGCAGCACGAATAGCTGTACGTGCAGCTAAGCCCGCACGGCCAGCAATACCAGCAGCAGACATCGGAGCCAGGATGAACGGGGAATCCCCTACCAACATACCCGCGAACCCGGCTACTGTGTTGTCGGCCATTAAGCGGTCACGGTCACGTTGCTCAAGCATCTGCTGCATGCGGTAGTTGTAATCTTCTACCGACACGGAGTCGTGCAGGTACTCAATCTCTTCCTGATTCGGAGCATACAGCTTAGCCCGAGTATCGCTACTCAGGGTCTGCTTGGCATTAAAGTTCGGGTCTCGGCCAAACGCCGGAGCAGAGGCCTTGCGGATAGCTGCGGCGATGATGCTGTTACCCATACCCGATGCAAAGCTCTCTGCGGCTGTAGTAGCTGGGGTCTTGGCCTGCGCCAGTAAGGAGGCACGCTCCAGTGCGTTCAGACCGTTGTCCCCGGCATCGTTCCAATCTACGCGCTCAGGCGCAGGTTTAAGTGTTGCGCCCTTAGCAGAATCCTTTTCCTGTGGATTCGGTTCTTGGTTCAGAAACTGAGCCATAATATCTCCTAAAAGAATTTTGATAAGGGGAGGCCCCGAAGGGCCTCTGGTTAGTGCGTTGCTTCAAAGAGCCAATCGCGTAGGTTTTGTTCCAGGTACTTCTTACGCTCAGGTTGGGCCTGCTTGTACGCCGGGGTATTCCGCAGCGCTTGCCAAGCCCTACCCTGGGCCTCAGATACAGGGTACTGATACGCCCCCACCGGGGACTTAGCAGCCTTGCGTACCTGTGCCATAGCCTCAGCTACAGGGCCAGAGCTGCCGTTACCACCGTGATAGTTCAGGTCCACCATTACCTTTAACGCCTCGTCGGAGGCATTCAAACCCTGCCCCTTGAGTTGCTTCTGCACGTTCGGGATGTACTGCTTCTCCAGGGAGGACTTGAGGATACTGATGCCGTCATCAATGGTCACTTTCTGTGGGACAGGCATGCCTGAGTTAACGTGCAGACCGAAGCCTACACTACCCTTGCCCTTACCTTCTCGGAACCCTTCGAACTTCATAGTGGTGGCAAGAATGTCACTAAACAGTGATGGTTCCAACCCTACCGAGTTACGGCCATTTACTTGTACGCTAACGGCACGCCCGTTGTCGTGGTCGTAGAAGGTGGCAGGACGTACACCTACTTGCTCGCTTCCAATCTTCATCTCTCCAGCCAGTGCTGAGTCATACGCAGCCTGTGCAGTAGCCTGAACGTCTCGAAGGTTCACAGACATAGTCTGGAAGGCACCCTTCTTGTCGAACACGGTTACGGTCATGTTCTGACCTGCGTTGCCCGCGGTGGCGGCCTGCACTACTACACGCTCTATGTTGCTTGGGTCTGACATATACTGAACCTGGTTCTGTATATGCTGCTGCAGGGAGGCCTTGAATTGCTCTTGGTCGCCCTTATAATCACCCATGATAGATTGCACAGAGGTGCCAGCGGGCAGATACACATGCCTAGGTGCCCCGGCAATGTCCAGCTCCAGCTTACGGGATTGGATATTGCCTTTTAGCATCGTATTGATGTCGTCAGCGTCCTTCCCTACAAGGGATTCCGGATTGTGGTTATACACATAACGGTACTCATCTTCCATAGCAGCTCGCGCTTCCTGGCGCTGGGCATCTGCATCCCCGAAGAAGCTGAACCAGTTAGCCGTGCCGCTTGGGTCCACCATCTTGTCCGTGGGATTACTTTGGATATTGCTGTAGCGCCCACTCGCCTTATTCCTAGCTTGGCGGCGAAGGTCGTCCAAGATAGTGTTGCTGGCATTATTTGGGTTTTGTGTAACAGCTTTCTGAACCACTCCACGCCACTCCGATGGGACCTCAGACAGCAGTGCCATCTTCCCTAAGTCCGTACTGGTGCTATAAGCCTGTGCCCACAAGTTGATGCTGTTGACGTTCTCGCGGGAAACCTCACCGTCCTCACCGAGCTGGTCCAGCGTAGTAAGCGTACGTGCCATATCCGAAGACATACGCTTGTGCGCTTCGTTGACTGCCCACGCATCCTTGCTGTTGCTCCCGTATGCCAGCAGCTGCAAGTTCCCTTCCGGGGTATCCGGAAAGCTCTTGAGCAGCTGAGTACGTGCCTTATCTAAGTCACCCTTGAACATCCCCGCCAGAGTTGAGCTTGGCATATTCCCAGTAATCGCTGTGCGCAATGCTTGGGAGTCTGCTGCCTTCTCTCGAATGGTCTGGGCTTTATTCCAGAACTCCATGCTGGTCCCGGCGCTAAGTACATCAGATGCCGACAGCTCAATGACACGACTACGAATACGCTGCATAGTCTGTTCCTGCTGCTCTGGGGTCTGACCTTCGAGAGACTGGATTGCATCGGAGATTTCGAAACGAGCTTGGGTCTCAATCTGAGCACCGGCGCGCTTGAACTCCTGATATAGCGCTGCGTTAACGTCTACGGAGTTTACACCAAGTTCCTTGGTGGCGAGCTCTTGCAGCTGATTGATTACCAGTGGGTCCTGTGTCTGCTGCGCTACGCTAACCAGATACTGCTTGGCCCGGTCCAGCTTCTTGCTCTTGTCCAGGTGCTCAGCAGCCAGGATACTGTCTAAGCCCGTCTTAATGGACATCTGCGCAGCGGCACCCTGCCCTGCCTGCAGACGCTGATAGAACTCATCGCTGGACGCACTCAGTCCACGGTCGAGGGCACGGTCAGCCTGGGCCAGGGCAAACGCAGCCCTACCTTTCTGGAAGGCTGTATAGTTAGCCATGCTGGTAGCACGGAGCTGCTGCAGTATATTCGTGGCAGACTGTTTGGACATGTCCGGGAGATACATCCCGAGCTTGTCTGCCATTGACTGTACGTGCTCTTGCTCCTGCTGTTGGAATTCCTCGTCAGTCAGACCAGACTCAGCAGCTTTCTTAGCTCGTGCGATGCTATCTGTGCGCCACTTGGCTAGAGAGTCGTACGCGGCGGCGGATACGTAGCCATCCTGATAGGCCTCGCGTACGAAGATGTTCTGCTTCTGTACAGCCTCATCTTTGGAAGCCATTGCATCTACTGCGCCCTGGGCATCCATTGCGCCGCGCACCGTGGCGGCTGCAGCGTTTTCTTTTACTGCTTCGTCAAACCCTACGCCGAAGTCCTGCACGAACCCTGACAGGGCAGCTAGGCGTTTTGCTTTGGAGGTATCAACAGACACCTCACTTACAGTTGATGGTAAGCTAACATCGTTGGACTGCAGTTGCACTCCTCCGATATTTAACCCCTGTCTACTGGGTTGAATCACAGGCATTTAGTATTCCTCCTAATTTACCAGGTGTGAACTGGGCTATTGCCCTTACTCCCCCATAAGTCATAGGAGGATGCCGTGCTCTGCGTAGCTGACGCTCCGCTCCCAGGAGAAGAGCTGCCAGAGTCAGAAGATGACGCAGCGTTACCGGCGTACTGCCCAACAGCGGATGCCCCGACACTCAACAGTGAGTTAAACATATTATCGTATGGGTCCTCCATATCCATGTTAGCCAGGCCGCTATCCACGGCCTTATCTGTCATTAGACGGAAGCCCTCTTCCTGAGTTGCCTGCTGGTCACGCACGCTGGCCTCTTGCCGCCCGGCTACAGTGTTCACCGTGGCTACGGCGTCTTTAACAGAGGCCCCCATAGTGCCGGAAGCTGCTGCCTGCAGTCCTACTTGGCTCTGTGCCTGCAGCTTCTGCTGCTGAATGTTAAACAGAGATACCTCAGTCCGGTCCCTGGACTGGGCGCGCTGTAGCGCGATGTCGTTTAGCTGTTTGGCTGTCTGTTGAATCACAGCCTTGTTCCTGGCCTTGGACACTTCAATCTGAGCACCCTGCCCCAGAACGGTCTTAGCGGCCATGGCCGCAACCATCCACCACATATTAAATCCTCCGTCTGCGTTGGTTGTAGCGCAGGATGTACGATATATCCAGCACGTTCAGTTCCATAGAACCGTCAGTAAATAGTGATACCTCGGTTGTGTCTGCGTTGGTGCGGCATGGTACGGTAATCGTAGCCAAGTCCATACGCAGAGCCTGCCCAAGCGTCAGCTCCTTTGAGTTCATCAGTATACCGGTCAGTTCTCCGCCCCAATTGACGTCCCGCGGGTTGTCTAGTACCTGCACGTCGAAGTGCCCGGAGTTACGTACTGCCACATCCAGGCGTAGCAGGCGCACGTGCCCACTCCCCACGAGCTTGTCATTCTGGTCCCGTAGAATAGGCGTAGTTAGCGTGAACGTACTACGGTAACGTCGGCCGATTACGTAGGTACCATCAGGTACACCACGCACAACTCGCAGGGTGTTCTCCCCAGCAATCTCCTTGATGCCAACCTCAGTAGGCCCCATAGGGTTGCTGGGTAAGTACGTTAGGATAAGCTCTTCCTTGTAGTTGTCCGCCCACCCAACCGGGCGCAATACCGCCGGAACAGTGAATACCCCGTCCTGCACTTGAACTTGCTTCTGCAAATCCGAGTAGGCTTCGCGGTATTCTGAGCCCAGCTGATAACCTTCACGCGGGTCCATAGACACAATCAGGAGCTTGTTGCTGGGACTGGGCCCTTGCATGTACAAGAACACCTCGTCCTCCAGCGCCTGTACGCTCAGGATTGGATACGGGAACGACCATTTATGCCACGCCGCCTGCATCTTAGCGCCGTCACTTCCGCCCCACATGAACTCGTATACCAGCAGGCTATTACGCTCTCCAGACATGCGTGAGAAGGCCATATTCGTTACACTGGAGTTTTGCATCTGCAATACCCTGCCTGGGATATACCGCGGTAAGTGCACAGTGGCATCCTGCGTAGTGTACTGCGCAGCGGTGTACGGTGACGGGATTAACTCCAGAATACCGGCGTAGCTGTCGTTGCGCTTGTTCGGGTAGATTACTGTCTGCCCCGCCATTACCGGGGTAACACGGCTGTCACAATCATAGGTGCTGGTGATGCTGATGCTTGCGTTGGTAGGCGTAAGCACTGCAGAGCCCGGCACAACCGCCTGCATGCTGTTGGCAAACAGGACCAGGTCCCGGTTGAACTGCACAGCGGTACGGTACACAGAATCCTGTGCAGACGCAGAGCTAATACTGATACGGTCCGTATCAAGCAGTGACGTCACAGTAGAGCGGTAGAAGCGCTGATACAGGCCAGAGGCGGACATATCCACGGAGCTGCCGCTAAGCAGAACCAGGCGGCCCTGGAAAGCTGCAATACCAGTGATGTAGCCATTCTCGACGAATCCGGGATTACTGTTGTTGTCGTCATTCCCAGCAAGACGCCCCTCCCAATCCCGCGCAATGATGTTGTCATCCGCGGCTAGCTCTCTGGGCATGTTCGTAATCTTGGTGATGCTGCCGTACGCCCCCACCTCAGACCAGGTGCGGGTACTGTAGCTGAACTGGTACCATGCTGTCTCAGACGAGGCGGTACCTACACGGCACATTGCCCCATCAGCTTGCGCTGGGAGCTGTGCAGGCAGGTCCTGCTCCTGGTCTACACGAGACTGGTTGGACACCACAGCGTAAGTATCACCAGCGTCAGAGGATACCACGCAGTTACTCAACCCGTAGAAGAACAGGTACGCGCCACGTACGCTCACGTTCCCAGCGGGCAAGCCATTAGCTACAAGGGAGTCCCGCAGTTGCTGAGCAACGTAAGCACCAGATACCTCCTCAGCGTTACCGCTTGTGCTGCCAGCAGCTGGGGCGGTGTAGTCCCCGGAGTAATCCACCCCGGCAGAGGTGACGGTGACGTTCCAGCGCTTCTGGAATGCTGCGGACTTAACGTAGAAGAACCCCGTGGTGCTGGGGTCGATACGCCCAGTATTGTCCACGGTTGTGCTGGGGGCCATCTCCGTATTCAGGATATAAGTCAGTCCGGCAATACTTGCAGTCTGCAAAGAGGTCTGGCCTACGGTGGTAACAAAGTACGGGTCGTTGCCGGAATTAAGGATGGTCTTTCCATTCTTAGCCAGCAGCCACCAGTTACCATTGCTGGTGTTAATCAGCAGGTGCCTGCCGTCAGTCCCACGCTCTACGTATTCAGTGAACAGGGAGTCAAGCCCCGGATTATCAATTGTACTCTCCCAGACAATCTCACCGGGAGGCCTGCGGCGGATGCCTGAAACCGGGTCGCTGAGCATGTTCAGCTGCGCCCCCAGTTGTCCTGGTTGGCGCTCTCTCGGAACCTGCTGGGAGACCCCCTGCAGCAAGCTCTGAATAGTACCTTCTAATGATTGCGCCATAACCTCTCCTTAAACCATAAAACGAGCGCGGCGGATTCTGCGTGCAAAGCGGGTCTTGCTGGTGCTGAACTTCTGATTGCGCAGATGCTCGCGCAGCACCATGCTCTTGTACCGCTCAGCTTCCTGTGCGTAATTAGCGTAGTTGCTGTCTCCGCCCAGGTCGTTGAGGTACACCTGTGCAGTGGTGTAGTTAGCCACCCACATAGCTGCGTGCTCCGGCAGGTCCTCAAAGGCCAAATCCAGGACCACACGAATACGCACAGGTGCATCGAAGTATTGGTTCTGCTCTACCAGGTCGTATAGGTTCCCGTCACGTACCCCGTACTTGGATTCTGAGCAGGCGTCGTATACAGCCAACTGGTTCCATGGCACCTTAATCAGACCGTCCGCAGTGGGTGTAACTTCACGCTCGACCACGTTAAACCAGAACCCTGTGCTGAGCAATCCACGACGGTTACGTGCGAGTGCAGAGCGGGCTAACCCAGCGCTAGGGTTACTAGTGTTGATGTCCATAACGCGAGACTCCCCAAGGGCTTCCAGCGTCAAGTTCACAGCGTCTAATTCTCTCATATTTGTTCCTCTATTAAAGACCCCCTTGGACCTTTAAGACAGGGACAAAAAAAAAG